ATTGGAGAGACTTTGATAATGAGTGATTCATATTCATCTCATTAGCTAGTAAGACAGTATCTAAATGACCAGACATACACTTGTTAATAATAAACGGTGCGTACTTACGTTCAGTGTCTGGATCTTCTTTGATGATATTGTTCTTGTTTAGGTTGATAGAGTTCAACCAATCCTTGAGTTCAATCGTCATGATCATCCCAAGGATCTGACAATCCTTTGTTTGCAAAGAATCCTTTGTATACTCCATAACCAGCTAGTAGTATTGTTATTACTGCTATCGAGATCATAAAAGTATAATCGGGATTGAATGTAAAGTGTGGTATAAGTGTATCATTACACATTGCAATTTTTTCTGGATCGTTCCAAGTGCCAGGCAAAGTATAAACTGGCGGACATGCGAGAAATAAATCTCTTACTGCATACATTTCGGTTCCCATAATTTATGCGGGGCAAGTTGGTGGTGGTGACATTTTAGGAAAACGCAAACGCTTTTTCCATTTTTCAATAAAATCTTTTATCTTCTTATCCATTATAACATATTATGTTTGGATGTGCTACTTTTTGTTCTATTCACTATAACAATAAATCTATCAGAGGCAAATGTCCCTGCAAGATTGACATCAATCTCATCCCCATCTTGCCAGTTTATATCACCATTCATTTTGGTGTGAAGCATTGCTTCTTGTATTTTGTCTGTAATTTCTTTTGTTAGTTTCATTAAAACCCTTTAGATTTTTTCTTTGGTTTATCAAGGACATGAACAACAGGTGGTTTAAAAGATTTTCTATTCCACCAATGTTCTTTTACTTCTTCCCATGTTTTTACAATAATTTCTTTATTATCATAAACTAATTTATAATGATGACGATCATAAGGCTCACTACTTGTTTCTGTAAAGTATTGAGGATCATTCTTTGGAATTAACTTAGTCATAACCAATGCGGTTTTCTGGATGGGTCACGAAGATAATTAGATGCAGCCCAAGGTTTGCTCGATATATAACGTTTGTAAGCAGTAAAAGTGTCAATGCTTGTGTCATATTTAAACTCATCTGGCCCTGCGAAAGTAAATGATGTTGGTAGGTATGGTGGTGGTGAAGAAGGGATAATAGTTGTTGCTTCTTCTAATGTCTTTTCACAACTATGTATTTTACCATAACGCCAAGAATATTCATTGCAGAGAGCAAGACCATGTGCAAGTAACCACCATGTATTTTCTAGACATTGATTTGCCCATATGGTGCAGGGGTGATTACGAAATGCACCCTTCTCTGTTTTATATGGTTCACCATTGATACGGTGTAACTCACCATAACCATGGCCCCACTTTTTAGAACACACAATAGATAACATTTGACATGTTTCTAATGGCATCTTGACAATGTGTTTATCAGGTAAACAACGTGCAGATAAAGTTGGTGATGGGTCAGTAACAAAAATGTTCATCAGTTATTCCAATGGCGGATTACTCCGCTAATAATAAAACAATTAGTGATAAGATAAGTAAGAAAGATAAAAGATCGTACAAGGACAATAGTATTATCATACCTCTTCGTCTTCTCATCAGAGAAAGAACCCAGTGCATACTTCCATATCCTCCAGAACTTTCTCATCTTATTATATCAATATCCATATCCTTTGTCCACACCTCAAGCTCAGTTCGTAAACTTCCACACTCCTTAAGTTTGTTATATCTTTTTGTAGCCATCTTCTTCCACTTCTTAACAACAGCATCAACATAAAACTTATCAAAGTTTTGTGGATTTTCTACCAACTGTTTATCTTCTCCGAGTAATACTTCTCTAACATTTTGGAAACCATAATTAGAAAAATATGTTCTCTTCTTTTCAGTCATCGCTGTTGCATTTGCAATCGCAGTTTGGAACTCCACAGCCTTTTGAGAAGACAAGTTCTTCTTGATTATGGCTATCATCTTGGTTTGTGTTTTTAACTTCCGACTCGATGCGTCGGCCTTGACCAACAGATCCCCATTGTTTCTCTCTATAAACCATTTGTTTAAATCCTTGAATATGTGATCATGAAGTAAAGGAGTAAAATTACTTTGTGTAAGGCCTTTGTATCTTAGAATAGGTTTCAATCCATCATACTGTGATGAACTCTTTGTAGTACCATAAAGAGATGTAGTTTCAAAGTGACATATATTTGCATCATATTTCTTATTTAATATATCTCTGACCTCATGTGTGCAACACAACATAGCCAATAATTTACCACCAAGATAGTTGTATCCAAATGGTTGAGTTGGAACAATAATAAATCCCATGATGGCATGACGATTGAAGATACCCAGATCAGGTGTTGTACCCAACCAATCATTACGTGGTTTAGAATTAATTGTTGGAGATCCAAATCTACAGAATCCTAAGATTGTATTTGTATTCTTTTCTACAATCATCCACTTCAATGATTTTCCAGGCACAGAATCTTCTATCGCATGAGATGTTGTAATCTGTAACTTCTCATTGAATTCTTTGAGTGAACGAATACCAGATATTCTACCACTTGTTTTCTTTAGATCTCTAGCTTCATAACAAGCAATATCCATATCCTCTGGATGCATATCATATGCAGTAAACATACCATGAGTATCCTCCTCCTCATAGAACTGAGAAAGAGGACTACGACTTAGTACACGTTCAATTTTTACGTTACGCAGATATTCATCAATCCTATCCATATTAGAAAAATAATTGATAAATTTATCAGCTGCATAAACAGCATCTTGTTCTTTTAATAACATAATTACTTGTTCATTTATGATGAAAAACTTCTACATATGATTCACATTTTGGGCAAGTAAACGTGGAGTAGAAATCATATTCAGACTCCTCTCCATCATTGATATCTTCCATATCAAAATCTGCACCCCAGATCAATTCTGTATTACAATGCCAACAATTCATTTAAATTTACACTCCACCATAATTTCAGTTAACGCCGCCAAAAGATTAATTTCTTGATCTGCGACAAAGGCAATTTGATACTGGTAACGAGCAATGATGAGGACAGCAGCAGCAACACTAGGCCCTTCAAGGGCGTCGTAAAGAGCATCGTAAACACGACGCAATAAAACAGAAGGATCATTATCCAAGCTATTGATGCACCACTTACGAACTTCTTTGAAGTTTTTTTCTTTGAGATTTTTAATGAGATCATGTATCTTTATATCCGAGAATGTTGCAAGTATACCAGTATCTATCTTACCACCAACAGAGTATCTTTGGCATTCATTAAGAACTCTCCTCCAATCAGGAAAGTGTTTATTTACTAATTCTACTAATACTTTCTTATCAGCTTCAACTCTTTCAATTTCTAGTATGTCATTTAGTCTTTTAAAAAATGATGCTGCAATTGTTGGTTTTGTCTTATTGTTAATAGAAAAATCAACTACCGCACATCTTGAATGTAATGGTTCAATGAGTTTATTTTTATAGTTGCATGTAAAAATAAATCTACAATTCTTGTAGAAAGATTCTATATTAGCTCTCAATAAAAGTTGTACATCATGTGTGGTATTATCAGCCTCATCAATGATGATGACTTTATGAACACCAGTTTGTTGTAAAGATACTGTAGACGCAAAGTTTTTGGCTTGGTTTCTTACAGTATCTAGAAATCTACCTTCATCAGATCCATTGATTACAATGTAATCTGAACCCAATTCTTCACACAACGCTCGGGCAACCGTAGTTTTTCCGACGCCTGGAGGGCCACTAAGAAGGAGGTTAGGTATCTCCCCCGCTCCCAAAAAGTCTTGGAAGGTTTTTTTGATAGTGTCAGGTAGTATACAATCATTTATTGTTTTAGGTCTATATTTTTCAACCCAAAGAAAATCATTACGAAGCATTTAAATTAACCAAAAGTGGAATCAGGTTCTAAAGCAATATAGTATTTGAGATCTGTATTTTTGTTAGTAAATTCTGCAAGAAGTTTACTTGAGATTACAACGTCATATGAGCCAGGAATAATCTTGATATTCTCAACTTTGAAGTTAAATGAGAACTCTTCAGTTGTCTCTCCTACTTCCTCACTAAACTCATGAGATGTGTCATTCTTCTTATCACGAACAATAATCTCAATCTTACCATTACGACTAATCACCGATAAATCGGGTACTTGATAGATTGCAGCAGCCTTGAGAAGTTTATCCAACTGTTGAGTTGCAACTGTAAAACAAACATCCTTTGTTGGAAGACTTATCTCTTTCTCTGGTGGAGATACAATCACATCAGGATCTGCAAAGAAGTATTTTGCACGACGGCGACCATCACG